GAGTATAGGCGCGAATACCAAAAGCAATGGAGAGAAAACAACAAGGGTAAGCAGAGTAAGTACTACAAAACTTGGAAACTCAAAAACCCATGGAAAGCTGGAGCAAGATACAGAAAGCACAAACTCTCGGAAGCTCAATTTAAGGAACTTAAAGAGAGCCAGAAGGGCCTATGTGCCATCTGCCAGAAACCTCAAGTAAACAGGAAAGGTAAAAGCAGGGAACTCGCGATTGACCACGACCACCAAACTGGCAGAGTCAGAGGCCTTCTGTGCGATCCTTGTAATCTTCTTCTAGGGTACGTTGAGAATCATCTCGAAAGGTTCCGACGCCTAGTAATGGGTTTTGAGAAGTACTTAAACAACTCAAAACTTGGCACTTAGTGCCTACCCAGAGACAATGAAAGGGCGCTCAACGGGAGCGTTCTACAAGGAAACAGACACAATGATGACGGGAACAGTGAAGTGGTTCAATGACCAAAAGGGTTTTGGATTCATCAAGCCTGATAGTGGTGGAAATGACATCTTCGTCCACCACAGCGGCATTGTCATGAATGGCTTTAGAACTCTCGCAGAAGGTGAGCGAGTAAAGTTCGAGCTCGAAGAAGGACAGAAGGGCCCACAGGCAGTTCGAGTGACTCGTAATCCAGTCTAAAGAAAGAGGGACCTCCGACTACTGAGTTAGTCGGAGGTCCCGTTTATGATTTTATGCACAAAATGTGAAGAACCCAGAGATGGGTCGGATTTCTACAGAGACAGCTCTAAAAGGTTTGGGTTCAAACAGCCCTGTAAGAAGTGCAACAGGGAGTCTCAGAGAGAGAACAAACGGAAAGCTAAGATTAGAGAGAAACTCAAAAGAAGAGGAATCACAGAGAGTGAATTTAAGGCGATGCTCGACGCACAGAACCATGCTTGTGCTATTTGCCGAGCTCCTGCGTCCGATCAAAAGAAGTCTCTGCACATAGACCACGACCACAAAACAGGAAAGGTCAGAGGTCTTTTATGCAGTCATTGTAACTTCATGATTGGCCATGCTTTGGACTCTTCTAAACGTCTTCTCGCCGGTGCAGCTTACCTCAACTCATTCAAATAAGGGACCCCACAAATTGGGGTCCCTTAACGAAAGAGGGGACCCCAATGGGGTCCCCTCGGTCTATCAGGCAAATCCTTCTTTAGCCCTTAGACTGCCCCACCCTCAGCGAGGATGGAGTTCAGTTGAACTGACTGAGGAACAGCCACAGCCACTGGAACGACTCTCTCAGGCTGCAGAGCGACCTGTTCCTGAACCACAACACCCTGAGCATCAGTGGCGATGGTGTGGGATGGGACGTAGGTCTCTTCCAGGTAAACCGCCCCAACAGTGCTCTCGTTGGAATCCTTCATGTAGACCAAGAGACCGCATGGCTGGGAGAAGAGGTCCGAGGCAAGGTTGAGGTAGATGTTCTCGAACCCTGGAGGAATCTTCACATTGTGCTGATTCGCGACTTGACCTGGAATGCTCTGGTCAAGAACGTTTTGAGGGAATGCAGGGACCAGCGTCGGTGGAATCAAGTCTGCGTAGAACGAGTACAGAACACGGAGCAGAGATGGGCCGTGATACAGAACGCGGCCGAATCCAGCTTGTGCAACCGTTCTTCCAGAAATGAAGTACGAGCGTTCAGAGCCAAGCTCGAAGAATCGAGCAAATGCTCTGTTGTGGCTGAGGTTGAAGTTCTGGACGATTCCGATAGGAACCGCCCAGTTCTTCTGACCTACAGTCTGGCCTGCTGCGGCAACGCCTCCGACTGCTGCCAGTCGAGGAGGACCAGCCGCAATCATCGTGAACGCACCCGAGAGAAAGCGACCCTCCTTCAACGCGGAGTTGTCGATCTTTTGGGTGTATGGCTGCCAGTTCGTGACTGTAGACGGCATGGATTCTCCTCTTAGGTCACCCAGCTATTACGCGAAGGTGGCCACGATCATGGATGGAACGCCGCCAGAGACCGTTGCGGTCACCAGAACTTCTTCAACGGCGACGTCAGAGAGGCTGGCAACAAATCTGCCCTGAGCGTTCGTCTGCAACCAGACCTTCAATGTACCAGAACCGACCTTAGCAGTTCCGGTAGAAACCGTGAAGGTTGCGCTCGGAGTTCCATCGAAGGCCTCAATGACGACGTTCTGGACACCAGCGACTGGGTTACCAGAGGAGTCGACGACCTGACCAGTAACGGCAATTGCGTTACCAGCCTCGGCTCCCAGAGTCATTGAGACGGCCTTGTTCGAGTCAATTGCGGCTTCGGCGAGCATGTCTCCGCCCCTCTTGAGGGCCTTGAGTGTCGCGCGCTTCCTAGGTGAGAGTGGCATTGTGTTTTCTCCTTTTCTTGTTCAGTTCTTACACAGCAAGGGTCAGACGGATGTAGTTGGCTGGGTACGGCACATCGAGAGTGATATCGACCAACACAGTGTCCGGCTGGTCTGCGTCCTGAAGAATGTTGTTGATCTCAGCACCGTTGAGAACACCAGTTTCGATGAGGAAGTTCAAGATACCCTGGATAGTAGTTCCAATGGTGTCGAGGAACTGCTCGTCGATGGTCTGAACACCGATGAACTTACGGATGGATGCGCGGAGGAACTTCGCAGTGAAGTCGACAACCTTCGTGATTGAGAGCTCACGCGTCTCAATGCTGGTTCCGTCAGTCGAGACCTGGTGGCGGGAAGTAACCGGGCCGCCCTGAACATCTTGAATCAGGACGTACGTTCCACCACCTGCCATTGTGTTGAGCTGCTTCTTGGTGAACTTCTCAGTTCCAACAACTCCCGTAAGACCCGACATTGGGAAGTTGGTGAATCCCTGCTGAGGAGGCTGAGAAGCGACCATTCCAGTGATGGCTGCACATGCGTAGTAGCCCGGCAGGCTCTTCTCAACACCAGCAACTGTTGTCTTGATGGTGTCTGGGAAGACCGAGTACAGGCGACGGTTCTTGAATCCAGCATTGGCTTCCGCAACCACTTCCGAAACCAAGCTGTAGTCAAGACGAGGAGGGTTCGAGCCAGGAACCACGATGGAGGCTCCACGAACCTTCAACGACCAAGACGCATTGATGACTGTGCTTGAGAGCGTGGTGGTTGAGTAGAACCCATCCGTGTTCTCTCCAGTCGAGAATGTCGTCCTGAAGTTTGCAAGAGAGCCCGAGACGCTCGAAACACTGTAGCGTCGGAGTTCACTTCCAACCTCGAACTCCATGTAGACACCATCGCTGGCCGCGAAAGGAAGAGCTGGGTTCTTTCCAGCAGCCACCAAACCAGCAGCGGGGTTCACATCGAGCAGCATCTGATTCGAAGTCGCAGTGCTGTTCGCCTTCGTCCCAGATGCAGCGACCACGGGGTTCTTACGAACTGGCATCGCCTTGTTGATGAAGACGATACGCTCTCCGCCCTGTTCTGGAGCGGAGATCGCAACCACGTGCGCACCGAAGATGCTGTGAACCACTTCGTTCTGAGTCAAAGGTGCAATTGCGTACACCTCTTCAGACTCCAGCATGGCTGCAGCACGAGCGTAGGCTACTTCAGTTCCTTCTGGAGCCGCTGCTGAGATCTCATCAACTCCAAGAGCCTTGACCTCAAGACCTGGAGCATTGACGAGACACATGAAGAGAGCCAAACCGAGAGGATTCTCTTCCGTGATGGGGTCAAGAACTGCTGACAGAGTCTGCTGGTCTGGAATGCGGAGAACACCAGCAGTCTGAGCAACAGCGGAGACGTCCTTCCTCAGACCCTTGTACTGAATGTACAAATCACTGAGGTTGGTGAGAGGGTCGAGTGGGTATCCAGTGACTTGGTCACGCAGAATCTGTGAACCAATCACCAGGTTGCTGATGCTGTTGAGGTACGCATCTGGGTATGGACGACCGGAACCATTCGCAGCAGTGGTCGAGAGACCGAATGCAGTGGCGGCTGCGCCGGAGAGAACAAGAACCTCAGAAGCTGAACCCTTGAGAGGTGAGGTGAGCTTGAGAGTGTCGAGACCACCACCAGCCTTCGAAGCAACCGTCGCACCCACAGCCGTGTTGATGTCAGCAAGAGCAAGGTCCAAGCTGTTGGAAGAGAAAGTCACTTCATAGATTCGAGGATTCTTGTCGAACTTGAACCTAAGAGTCTGGCCGTTGAGCTCTTCTTCACCAGAGTCCTGCTGCAGCGAGGTGTAGGCCAACTTACCTGCACCAATTGCGGTTGAAGCAGCCGCAATCCTGATTGCAATGTTCTGACCCGTTGCCACGCTCTTGATGGAGACTTCGCCACCAGAAGCAGAGGCGCTCAAGACAGCTCCAGCAAAGGAACCGTCAGCCTGCAGAGCAGCGGCAATTGCTGTTGCGTTTGCGAGTTCACCTGGGAAGAGGTGGGACCTCGAAGTCGGCCAAGTTGCTCCACTGTCTGTCGAAACTTCAACAGTGAGTGTCGTTCCAGTCAGAGTTGTGGTTGGGACAACCTGACCAGAGGTGAGGAGGTTGGCTGGAATATCCGTGAACTGGACATCGGTACCAGTTCCGATGGTGTCGGAAGAGGTGCTGAAGTTCAGTGCTGCATTCGCAGTTCCAGTTGCCTTGACGTTGATGGCGTTCAGACGACCCGTTGTCGTAGTCGTGAGACGCAGGGCACCGGAAGAATCGGTTGCAGTCACTCCAGGAATGTTCGAACCAACTGCGGCAGCGATTGCTGCAGAGCTTGCGAACGGACCGCCTGTGAATGTGAACGTCCCAGTCGTCTCAACACCTGCAACCGTTGAAACATACTGAATGGTCAATCCTGCAAGAGCGGCTGGTACTGTGATCACTCCAGAGGTCACCACTCCGGAGGTTGCCGCAGTTCCGAGAGTAGAACCAGTGACGGAAGCAGCAACCGGAGCAAGAGTATCAGGGTCGAGGCCAGTTGCCTTGAAGTAGACGTACTGTGGTGCCAAAGGATTGGCGTCAAAGAGCGTCTCAACTTCAACTGCATCGTAGACCTTTGAGGTGTAACGACCACGACTGTCTGCCGTCGAAAGAGTCGTATTGATAGTGCCGAGACGGAAACGAGCCGGCTCGACCTTCATGATTTCCGCGCTCTTGACCTTCAAACCATCTGCAAGGAAGAGGTCACCGGCAACGAGTGGAATCGTTCCAGTCGAACCAAACGTGACGGCAGCTGCCTTTGCAGAAACGAAGAGGCCCGTCTCAATGTTGATGAGACCTGCCTTGGAAACAAAAGCAGTGTCCACTCCATCAAGGAAATAGGCTCCTCGGTAGAACTCAATCCAAGGACTCGTGGTGTTGTTGTTTGAATCGTCTTGAGCACGGTAACCAGCACCCTCGACACGCTCTTCGTGAGCAGCGGATCCACCAGAGTAACCAATCTGAAGAACCGAGTTTGCGGAGCCACCAGCACGAACAGTGATGGAGCTCGCCGCACCGGCCTTCTTGGTGGTGATGCGAACCTTGTCGTTCGGTGCTGCACCAACAACAGTGGCCACTTCCTGGCCCAGCGCATCATTGATTTGAGCAGCACACTGAGTCGAGGTCAGGTTCAGACCAGAACCAGTGAAGGTAATGGTGACATCCTTATCCGTCGCAGCTGCAACTGGCTGGTCGAGGGCAAGGACGAGGACCTTGCCAACGATTGCCAATCCAGTTCCGCCGTTGAAGACAACAGTCTCAATGGCAGCCTTGGCAGCTCCGTGGCTTGTGGTGAGGAATGCCTCACCAGGATTCATCAGAAGCTCAGAGAGAGAACCGCCTGCCAGAATGAATGGCCGGACAGAGTCCTCAATGATGTCGAGCTCAGTGACGTTCCCACGTGGGTCGGGAAAGCCAGTCTGTGTGACGGTTCTTCCAATCTGGTCGTAGGAACCGAGCTTGGCCTTCGAGTTGATTGTTGCGTCCGAGTTCAAGACATTGAGGACCTCGAATGCAGGTCCGACAACGCACGGAACGAGAGTGGGACGAACGAAAGAAGGCGAGGCCGTCCTGAAGGACTGGATAACCTCAACACCTGGTCTAATGAGCTCTGCCATCTGAGTCTCCTTTTCAGCTTATTTCCTAGGCTTCGGAGTGCCTGATTCGATTCGCACTCTTTGCACAAGAGAGAGGGTCTTATCGTAGTTCAGGACTCTTCCATTCATCCCTGGTTTACGGATCTGCACGGCTCCCTGAGCCGGAAAGTTGAGTTCAGACGTTAGGGCCAGGTCGATGTGTTTGAGAAGCTTTTTGTCTTGAGGACCGATTGACCAATAGTCTTGGAAATAGAATGGCACCGAGACAGACACCATCACTGCTTCGTTGTCTGATTCATTTGGAACAATCATCCCAGGAGCAGACTCAGAACCAACTTGAAGGTCTTCGCCTACTCTGTGGATACCTGCCTTCATGAGAGACTTCTTGAGACGACGAGTTGCCATCATTGAAATCCAAGCAATTCGTTGTGCTTCGAGACCTTCTTTAGAGATGCAGTTGTACGTCATCGTACAAGCGACCAAGTCTGTGTAGCGTTTTGTACCAGAGAGAGGGTCGTAGTTCGGATGAGCCATGTCAGCCCCATTCTTCGGGAGCGGACCTGGACCGGAGAACTGGTCGAGAGAGATATTCCCAAAAGAAGCGGGACCTCTTGCCAAAAGAATGGCGGGCCTCTTCTCAACAACCTCACGAGCCAGCGTCGCTTGGTCAGAGATGATGATGTCCGTGAGAGACTCGTCATCAGACCACTGGTAGTTACCCTTCTCAAAGGTCGCGAACGCCAACTGAAGGAATCGAACGAACAAACGGGTGTAGTGGAGAAGAGGATCCTCTCCCGGTCCTTGTGGTTGTGGAAGACCCGTTTGAACCTTGGAACTCATTTGTTCGCCTCTTTGCGCTCTTTATCCAACCAACTACGAGCAACGTAGGAGCCGGCCAATGTCAAACCAAGACCCGCTCCAAGGAGTTTCTTCTTTTGAGAGGAGCCAAGATTCTCCCACTTGTGGCCAAGCATCTTCTGAAAAGCCTTGTCTGCCAACATAGCAGTGCCATAGCCAGCCCCAGTACCGGCAGCAATTGTAGCAGTAGACTTAGCGAAGTTCTTGAGCTTCCTCTTTGACTCTTCTGACATCGCAATCTTCAGCAACTCATCTCTGAGTGCCACGATTGTGACCGAAGAATCTGTAGATGTCTTGGTAGTCACCTGGCTTCTCCACATTATGCGGGTTGGTGAAGTTTCTGCTTGCTGCTGGTTGCAGAGCCTTCACATCGATATTGATGGGGAGGTCAAACTCAACGTCCCCTCTTGGGATTTCGTGGAGAGTCAGTTCTTGGTGAAGAACTGAACGAAGTCGTTGTGTGGATGCGACAGTTACGACCCGCCATCTCCGGTTCTCTGATTCTACAACAATGTCTCGTGGAGAGACCGGAGGGAACGAAATCATACGAGCAGTTGTATTCCCTGGTTGCTGCTCCTGCAGAGAATTGAGTCCAGTCTGTTTGTTGCTTGGGTCGAACTGAATGAAGGTCTCGACTGGATGTAGGAAACCACCCAACCAACCTGTTCCGAAGCATGTCGCGTGATTGGCTCTCGTCTTCCTTCCGAGAACTCTGTCGTAGCAAGTACAACGGGGCCCAAAGGTCCTTACTGGAAACAACCAACACTTACGCCCGACAAACTCACGAAAGAGGATGTCCTCAAGTCTATTGACCTCTGCGGCGATGAGGTCTGGTTCTGGGTCGGAGCTATTGGTTGGTTGTGTTTCGTATGTCTCACCCGTTGGGCGGTGGACAATTCGAATCTTGTAGTAGAGGGTTCTCCATTTGTGGAGAAGAGAAACACGGGCATCCCTGAACGAGTAAGTATCTCTGAATGGACCCCCGACTTGGTCATACGGACCCATGGCTGCCTCAGAGCGCAACACATAGAAGTCGTAGTCGTAAATCTCGTGTGGGGCACTTTCTACTGTAGGACCAGCAACTGGTGAGATTTCCCAGAACAGGTCCAAGTAGTCGAGAGTAAAGGAACGAACAACGAGCTTGGTAACCTCAATCATGAGCCCTCTCTCACGACTGTGTAGTTCTGGACGTTGTCGCCAATATACGAAGCAGTAATCGTATACGTCTCCAGAAGACCAGTCAGACCAGCAAGAAGAGCGTTTGCCTTTGAGCTGTAGATTCTGAGCCGCCCATTTGTCATGTTGTTCTGACCATCGAAGATGGTTTGATCGAGAACAGAGTTTTCGTGCATCAAGCCCAGGGCTCTCGTCAACTGACCACCAAGAGAAGAACTGAGTGAGCTCTGAGCAGCCGTTACGTCCGCAGTCAGTGCCCCATCTGCAAGCTTCTTCCCAGCAGAACCAGCAATCGCATGACCCGCGAGAAGCTCATCCCAGACTGCCGCTGCAATTGCAGACGTGGGAGAAGCTGCAATAGAGTCTACCTTCTCTCCTTTCGTACCTGCTCCATACGTAGCTGTGTCATCCCAGATGTCAGTAACGACCTGAGACGCAGGCTGGTCCAAGAACAAGTCCTTTGGAGAGGCCATGGAGGTTTGGAATCGAATTTCCTCAGTTGGGATGCTGATTCCTCCATCAATACAGAAAATGATGTCCGGTGAGGAGGCTGAGGTAAACGTGATGTCGAAGTAGTAAGTCCCGTTCGACAGCTCAGTGAACGCTGGTCCTGGAAGCAGAGATACAAGAGTGTCCGCCCTCTTGTAGTAAATCCAAGTGGGAGTCAGCCCAACATCTGAGTTTCGAAAGGTGACGAAATACCTCTTCGTTGCTGGGAACGTGACTGCCACGGGAAACCTCCTACTTCGTCTTTACTCCGATGTTTCGAACTGTTCCGTAGATACCAGTAGGAGGGCGGGGTTGGACAGTACCAGAAGCAGTGGAAGAGCCTCCCGTTGTTGAGGTGGATGGGAGAAGTGGCTGGATGGCTGCCAATGATACGAATGCGTCGGCCATTAGATGAACCCTCTCGCGTTGAAGACCCATACCCTACCGTCGGTATTCGACATACCTCCTACGATACCGACACAGTAGATTCTCTTGAGAGTTTCGTCGAGTGCGACTCCGCTGACAATACCATCTCTCTCTGAGACCGGAGTCCAGACTGCAGTCCCATCTGTCATTGTTCCAGTAAACGCCCAAGCAGGTTGAGAGACTGCAGTGGTGCCTGCTGTAGAACATCGAAAGTAATACCTATTCTGTGCGAACTGATTTTCGGGAGTTGGCCGTACGAGTTGGTTCAAAGAGTAAGCTGTCTGAGGCTTCCAATCTGAGACCACCAGCGGCGACGCTCTCAATTGTGCGAGTGTTCTTCCGGTAGGCCCAAAGATGAGAACACCAGCAATTCCTGCAGCCGCGACGATGTTCCCATTCGAAGCCCTCGCAACAGATAGGTACTGTCCTCCTCCGGTCAGTGTCACGGTATCCAGTACTCGGAGAGGAATCGAAGCCCCTCTGTACTCCATGACAGACAGTCTATTGGAGTTGGAGACGTAGAGAAGAGCCCACAAAGGATTCGAAGTGTGTGGCGCAACGAAGATACTGTTGACTCGATTTGATACTTTCGAGTTCATCAACAGAGTCGGGGTTGTACCGTTCTCAGAGTACACACGAATACGCTCAATCGAAGACTCTGTCGTTGAGGCGAAGATGATTCGTGGGGTGAGGAAGTTGGCAACGGCAACAGCTCTGCCAGAAACTCCAGTCAAGAACGCAGTCTGTGAGGACAGACTTGCGAGGTCGATAAGCTTGAGCTGCCCACCAGTGGGGTTCGACTCGATGTTCTGAGCAATGTACGCATACGTCGAAGAGACTCCCAAAGATACGGCTGGGAGGCTCACGTCGAGATCCGCACTTGAGGAGATAGCAGGAGTGAGGTCATACCTCACGATCCTATTTCTATTTGTCCCTGTAGTAGGTCCTGCCGAAGCCGAGACTGAGATAGAAGTTCCAGATACGGATACTCGTGCAATCCCTCCAACTGAATCGGAGGTTCCTTGAGCCTCTCCATCGATTTTGATGATGGCCGAATTATCCGGAAGGAGTGCCATTCCTCCTCTCAGATTATCTACTTGAGCAACTGAGGTGATTCTAGAGGGCTCCCCAACAAAGTACTGATCCGCGTTTGTAGGGTGCTTGATGATTGAAGTCAGAGGTCTTGTTCTGGTGAAGAAAGAAATCTCTGCCAGCTTCTTGTTATCACCACCCAGTTGAGCAATCGAAAGATGGTCTTCACCATACGCAACTGCTTCGATGAAGTTCGTACCAATGACTTTGTTAACTAGTACTGGAGAGCCGCCAGTCCAAGTAAGCCCGCCGTCAGTCGTGATCCGGACAAGGACATCATCTGTCTTCGATAGAAATGAAGCAAGAATGACTGAGTTGCCTGGAGTGTTCCCACGGTACAGCATCTGAGGACGAGTTCCCGGTCCAAGTAGGGTGGGTCCTGAAATGCGCGCGCCAGTGAGAGGATCGAATCTAGCGACGAAGATTCTACTATTCTCAATGCCTCCTACGCCTGTGTTGTCATCCCAAGCCAACAACACAGAGTCGGAGGCAGGTAGGTAGACGGTAGAGATGTTCCTGAAGTCTGTGACTAGATCAGCGAACACTTCTGTGAAGTCAGCTCCGTCGTGCGGCTTCCAGCGAATCCTGCGTTGTACGAAACTTACCTCAGAGTTCCAGGCAACATAGACAATACCAGACCTCTTGAATGATGCCATCTCAAGAGGCTGGCCTTCTCTGGAAATGCCTGTGATTGAAGAGACGGTCACTTTATGCCTTCAAGCAGTAGACATATTTTGAGATTCTGAACCGTCTCTCTCCGAAGAGTCGATACGAGACAGGACCCGCATCAGCAGTGAATGAAACTGCCGCACCAGTGAGCATGTTCACAACAGTGACAGAGGTGGAGCTCGTAAAGACCGAGATCCGATACGAACCCTTGTTGACTCCCGTAGTGATGTTGAGGATGCGTCCAACATCATCTTGATTGAAGTTGGTGCCTGTAAAGACGCCACTTCCACCAGTAATCGAACCACCTGTCCTCGTAGCTGCGGCACCTACGTCGTCTGTGAAGAACCGAAGAGAGCCGCGAGAGTCGTGAAGAACATCTCCCGTCTGTACGGGGAAGGTCGAATTTGGTCGAACCAAACGAGCCGTCTTCGAAGCGTCAGTGGTGGCAGAAGAAGTATCAAATCCTCTTCGTCTAACCTCAAATGCCACGCTGGCCTTCACTACCAGCCCAATCTCCAAGACTGTTAGCTGAGTCAGTACATCATTGACTGCAGAGATGGTGACCTCATCTGAACCGTCAACTGCGCCGAAGTTGATTACATCGGGAGCTGACCCACCATTGGCAATTCCCTCATGGAGTGTGAAGGTGATGTTTGTTTCTGTAGAGGCAAACGAAACAGCAGTTCCTCCAGGAAGGGCAACGGTAACCTGAGTCGCGGACGCTCTCGTAATGATGCGGTAGATCGTCCCGTTATTGGCACCAGAGGTTACTCGCAGAAATCTCCCAACATCTGCACTGGTGAAACCAGCCGATGCAGAGACGAAGGTGTTTCCACCGGAGATAGGATTTCCATCAGTCAGCCCCGGTCGGATCTGGAACCCAAGAAACTTGTTTCCTCCAGAGAGGGTAACGATTCCTGAGGAGTTGATGGTCGCAAGTCCGTTGAAGCTGCCTCCCACGGCTGTGTTCGAACACTGAATGAAATCTGCTCGGTGAACATGGTTCGAGAGGAAGTCAGTATTCGACCAAGCCTGATCCGTGAACAGGTATGGAGAAGTGGCGATTCGCGCCCCGCTCGGACTATAGAATTCGATATCTGTGACGGTGAACGTGTGAGCGCTTGGGCCGTTATCGAACCTCGGCTGCATCACCAGTCTCCAATAACGACCTGTTCGGATCGTTGAACTAAGGTCGGTGATGTCGAAGTACATCTTGAGGTTGTTGGCTGCGTTGGTAAAGCTCTCAATACCGTCCATCGACATCCACGTTCCGTTATTCTTGACATCAGGCGGAGTGGCATCGGTACTAAATGACAAGCGCTTCACGAGATTCCAAGTCGGGCGAACGACTTGCCAGTTCTGATTCGTCAGAGTTGCGTGCGGAGGAATCCGAACCTGGACGCTCGTAGATGAGAGAAGGCGTTCTACACAGAGTTCATAAGTCGGAGATGCGTTGCTTGGAATTGCAATCTTGTCGTTTGCTTGGACGCCATCTCGAACACTGTAAGAAAGAGATGACGCAGACGCAGTCCATTGCTTAGCGGTCTGGTCGATGTTCTGAATCGTGCAGGAAGTACCACTGGGAACCGTCAGAATTCTATAAAACCCAGTATCCGCTCCAGAAGTGATGTGAAGGATCATCCCGATGTGCGAGGACAAGAACACACTCGCAACAGAGGAGAATGTGCTTCCTCCAGCAACGGTAGAGCCGTCTGTATTTACTCCGAGAACCGTAGAGCCAATGAAGTCCCCAGAACTCAGGCTCAACGTCGTCACATTCAATGTCCCAGAGATGTTCGATGTACCACTCGTACGAATGGAAGAGGAGGCAACAGGTGTCCCTCCCGCGTCTGGGTCATTGAACAGAGACGCAATCATTCCATGGTCTGTGGAAGTTGCTGCTCCGTAGATATTGTTTCCAGCAAACCTAACAACAACGAACCCAATGTCCTCATCTGCTCCAAGGTCAATAATTGGAGAGATTCCGTGAACTCTATTTGTCGGGAGGTTACCGTCCCAGGTGTGAGCAGGGGTGATATTGGGTTTCGAGCCGGTACCATTGTTGAGTTTGTCGATTCCAAAATCCAACAAAGAATCTCCACCACTCAGTGGTGAGCCTGGGAGTGCTCGGTGCTGTCCTAGAGCTGGCTGATACTGAGGAGAGGCTCTCGCGAAGCTCTCGAAGTACACCTCAGAGCCATTAGACTTCGAAGACCCGATCTTCGTTGGAAGGCAGAATTTGATGCTATCTGTGTTGTCCGCGAAGACTGACTTGAACGAGTAGGACTCGTACGAAATACCTGTAAGGTCTTGAGTGTTGTCCTTCGCAAACCCGTTCGCCAAGAGAGTGGTCGCATCCTCTGGGCCAGCAGTCGAACCAACGGCACCAAGGTCCCAGATTGAGTAAGACAAACTGCTAGCAGTCGCAGCAGCGGATACGGCAGTCCCATTCATCTTTGCAATTGTGATGGTTGTGGAGTTTGTGAATACGGTGATTTTGTAGACACCGGCGTCGGACCCACTTTCGATCCTCAAGAGACGTCCGACGTCTCCAGAAACGAAGCTCGAACCATTGAAGGTGCCGGAGGCTGCTGTCGTAGAGCCATCCGTCCTAGCAACTCCAGTCTGACCTGCCCTTCCGAGGAACTCATTGTTGGGAGGAGTAGCGCCACCCTGCCTGTTGAACTGAACTGTCACGCCATAGAGGACAGGTTCCGCCGCACTATGGATAGGCTTGGACTTCAGCCCAGGACTGAAGCTGTCTGAGACACTCTTGTTGGGGAGATTGGATGCCGCGAATTCGAGAGGAACCCAACGGGTGTTCGTATTGTCCCACTGATACTGAATCTCGTAACCACCAAATCCGTATCTCCAAGTACCGTTTTGAGATGGCGTGCAGAAGAACCATCGACCGACAGAGTCGGTAACGAAGTGGAGAGTACTGACGCTGTCTACTGTTGCGATGTCAGAGAATACGAAGAGGTCTGCCTCTCTTGAGTAGTAAGAGAGGTCAATGGCGTTAGATGAAGACCCGCTGTTACTGGCCACAACTCTTCCGTCTACTCTAACGGTGTAAGACCGAACGTGACGAGAATCTACAGAGCCAGAAAATGCTGTTGTGGGACTTCCATCGCCTCTCGGGAAACCTGAGGGGTTCGCGTAGTTGGCGGTGTCGTTTCCAAAATACCGCTTGTAGTTGGCCCCAGTGAAAGCACTCTTCACCAGCTTCACGTGACCTTGGTCCGTACCAATCCATACTTCATCGAACTTCGGGTTTACTTTGACAGTGGTGAAGGTCGTGATGGTTCCGACAGTCCCAGTTTGACCAGTAGGTGATGCGACGTTTGCAATTGTACGGAATGAGTGAGAGTTGGCCGTTGGGTCGTACTTGTTGATCTGCTGCTGGGTATCGTTTGAGAGCCAGTATACGTCACCAGTTGCTTGGTCTACATCGACCCTGCAAGGTTCACCATTCTTGATCTGAACATTGCAGTTTGCTCCGTTGGTCATGGAGACGGTGCGAGTACGGAAAGTCCCAAGGTTGAGGGACTCCATGTAATTCATCTGACCAGCGCCGGTCGTCCCATTGTTGAAGAACAGGTAGAGACGATCTCCGATGACCATGGAGCCGCCCGTCTGATTCGTAAAGACGGGAGTGCCACCTGCGGTCGTCCTCAATACAACTTGAGTCGCTGATGACACAGAGTTGATGATGAATGTTCCGCTATCCGCCCCAAGACCACTCAGAGCGATCGCTCTTCCGATATCTGCATTCGTAAATGCGCCACCGGTGACTGTGAGCACATCTGTACCAGAACCAGTCGAAGCAGTTCCTGTGACCGTGCGTGCCCTGCTCTTATCGATACCAGAGCCCGAGAGGTTGGAGTTCGGGACTCCTTGAGCAAGTCGATACTGGCTAGTAGTGAGGTTTGAGTTGATGACGACCACGCCACCATTACCTGCCGTTGCATGACCAATGACGATGTACACCTTGTCATCAGAACCCGTGTGCGCGCTCCGGATGATGTCACCTGCACCAAGAGTGATTGCAGGGGTCAAGAAAGAAGAATGTCCAGCAGTGCCGAGATAGTTCGCTACCTCCCTGAAGGACTCGTTCGTCTTCCATCTCCAACACGCAATTCCAGACTGATTCGACGCATTCGTGAATCCAAACCACACTCGTTGATTGGTCTCATCGAGCGCGTATGCGTTCGTGCCTCCACCAAAGAATTGGAAATTGTAGGGTAGAGCGGCACCTGCAGATTGAGCTGAGAAGAAGTTAGAAGACGCAGAAGCCATGTCTTCTTGGTTCGTGCCAACGATGCCATCACCATGGGTGTATGGCTTCATCGTGACGTAATAGCTACCTTGCTGTTCTGTAGCAGCTGCGGCTTCGGTCGAACCTGTCTTGTCGAAGACGATTCGCATGACGAAGCTGTCGCGAGCTGTTCCAGGAACAAACCGCCCTCCAACCTGAACAGTTCCGGTTCCAAGCGGAATGATTGACGTCTCGTTAAAGAATGCTCGCCTCCCTGGTGCGACAGAGGTTGCGAGACCGGAAGCCGTAGCAATTGCAGAGAACATCGAACCATCGAGACATCGCAGATAGAGACGACTGTTCGAGAAGTCTACATGGTGAACAAAGTACATCCCTGCGTCAGAACCAGAATGGATTCTCAGAAGGTTCCATGCACCAGAAATGAATCTGGGCATGTCAAAAAGAGTGCTAGCGGTGAACGTAACGTAGCTCAATCCAACCGAAGTAGAGACCGTTACTCCTGTCGCATAGGTTGGATGAAGATACGTCGTACCAATTTGTGTGAATGCCTTCGGAAGATCAGAAAGCGAGAATAGGGAATTCCCGACTCCCCATCCAACTTGTGATGCGACGATGGAAGTTGGATCAGAGAGAAGAAGACAACCCACAACTCTTGGAATGAGAGATGAGTTAATGGTCGTCAGAGTTCCGGTCGTTCTGAACTTCGAGTAGTCGAGCGCGGAGACGGAGGTCGGAGACCCGGTCGGGTCCATGGGGTAAAGGGATGAAGAAAGGAAACCAGACAGGACGTCACTGAAGGGTCCTTTACCGACCGTCGTATCGTCTTGGAGCAACCCATCCATCTTGAATGGATTGGTTTGGATATAGGGGAGAGTTCCGTTTGTGTTGTTGTTCCAATTGTAGACCGCCCTCCTCCTCAAGACTTCCTTGAATGAGACGTTTCCCGTAAGAACAGGCTCTCGTGTCGAAGATCCAGATTCGTCTGGGATGATGCTCATAAAACTGAAGATGTCTTTGTTCGACATGAAGGTAACCTTAAGAAATGGGTGACATCGAGATTCTGTAGACGACTTCCAGCGTTTGAGTTGTCGTCTGAGTCTTGGCTGGTGTCAGGAGAGCATACGCCGCAATACCATACGCCCCCACGAGAGTATCAGTGTTGGTGGAAGGCCAACAGAGCATGATGGACCCGAGAGTGCGCGTTACTGGAGGCGTTGAGAAGGTAGTGCTAAACGTCTTGGTGTTCGTAACTGAGTCGTTCGTAGGAGTAAGTGAAGAGCTTGAAAAAGTCAGTGAGTTCGATGCATCGCAGCAAATCATATACCGAGTTGGATTTACCGGCTCTGTCGACTGACAAAATGCCACCCTCATGCTCGCGAACGAAAAATCCATCCACATTCGACGACCGAAGTCGGTCAAGAGATTAGACTGCTGCAGACTCCAAGCAGTGTCTCCGTTCTCCTCTTTGCAGGTGACCTCAAAGTCACCCCTGAGTTCCAAATCACCAGGCAGTAGCAGAGTCTTCCGACTGTTCAAGAAAGAAGACGGAGCCATCTTTCTCTGGAACTCGCGAACATCGACTTCCTCGATCTTGAAACTCATACATCCACACTCCCTCTTCCAGTCGATGAAATAGATCCAGCGAGACCGCCTCCAATACCTACAAGGGCCTCGGCTTCCTGAAAGGCGAACTTTACAGGAGTTCGATTCACATAGGAAATTTCCTGGAAGTCCTGTCCAGGACTTCCAATACCAAGAAGAGATACCTCCTGGCCGTCGAAAGAGTCCCCCAGAGAGATGATGTCTGGAATTCGAGTAATAGTCGACCCCAACATATCAACAATCGTGTTGGAAAACTTTCCTGTCGGTTTTCCTGACTGGCCCAAAGTCTCTGCCGTGAAGGTCCTTCCTACGCCTCTCGGTGAGACTGGAACAAAGAAACGACCATCAAGGGGCATCAATACGGGAGCAGACATCAGAGTCGATACTTGGCCAGATGTCTCGAACAACCGGAACCCTGTCACTTGAGTCGTATTTGAGATTCCGATGACAACTCCAAAACCGAGGGAAGGGTGCTGCCCAAAAGCGATTCTCGGAGAGAGTGGGTACGTGTCAAAGTCGGGAGCGGCCTCACCTCCAGATAGACCGAAAGAAATAGGTCCCTCTGTTGTACCGAACTTAACAGGCTGCCTGTCGATAGTCGTGAAGGGGAATTCAAAAGAGTTCCCGCCTCCCAAGCCCATCCTCCCACCCTCAACGTTGTCTACGCTCTTGATGATGAGACCTGTGTCTGCCGTATACGGCATATTGATGGTTGCTGCGTCATCGGTGGATTGAGCTGTAAGTTTGAAGACTCGGTTTCCTGAGGCAAAGAAGACGTAGAGAGTGTCTGTTGCTTCGTCATAAAACAACTCTGGACGAGTTGTGAGAGAGGCAGCGCCTCCTCCTACAGTCGTAAGACGAACCTCTGGAAGGAAGTTGCCGAAAGGAGATTCTTTCGAGACGTAGATGTCTTTGTCTCTCTCGTATGCCCACCAACGGACACCTGCATTCATCTCATAGGATGAAATAGACAGGATGTTATCGAAGTAGGTCAATCGACTCAGGTCGTTACTGAGTGCAATTCGGAAGTAAGCTTCCAGAAGGTAGGGTTGGGCCATTCGAGCAACATCGTGAATGGAGACCTCATCAATAGACCCTTCAAGAAACGCGGAGTCAGACTCCTTCAGAGAACGCCCAATATTCAAAGAGGCAGAAGCATTTGAAAGAGGGGCAGGGACAGGGAGGGACGCAGGAGAACCGTTGACCGTGACTTCTAGGGGCTTTGAGACCCCATCGATGTAGATGTCGATCAAACGGTTCGCGCCGACTACCGTTCTCGTGAAAGAGACACTGTACGTCTGATTCGTTCGAATTGAAGAAGCTGGAGTTCGAACGACTACAGGTCCAGAAGCAGAGTCGTGCTTGTACACAACTCGACCACTCAGGTCGACATACAAACCATACAGCAAGTTATCAGAAGTCAGGGGACCACCGCAGGACACAATTGTCCTCAAAGTGGATCCACCAGAATTGTAGTTCGAGACCTTCACCCAGGAAACGAACGTCATGTTTCCAGTGAGCCTAAACGGAGTCGAATCTGCTGGACTTGCAAACGAGCTCGTACCGTTGAATGACCGAGCGTTTCCAACTCGACCTGGAGCGATTCCAGACGCGCTTGTTACGGTGAGGTTGCGTCCGAAGCTAGACTCGTCAAATGCAACGTCTGTCTCCAGAGATTCGTCGAATCCCCAGTACCCAATGACGTTTGAATCGAGCGGGAGTCTGTCGGCCACAACATACTCCTTAAGCTCCGCATCTCATGAAATCGAACTCACTTTGAGGCACGGTGCCTGGCTTCAATGAAATATCATTGAACTGATGGTAAAGAGAGACAGTACGGAATGAGAAAGCACAATCTAGCCTGTATCGCTTCGTGTCGTCCGAGCTCAGAAAAACGTTGAACACGAATGATGGTGCAGACCAGAAGGTAGACAGAATAATTGGCGGAGCACCGGATTCTACCAGGAACGGCATGCAGTTTCTTGGATCCGTCGTATCCAACGCCAACTTCTCCTCATTATCACTTAGGAGGAGTTGGATTGCTCGAACAGAACCGAAGTCGGCCATCCGAAGTCTAAGAAAGGAGCCCTCTTTTTCCAAAATACAATCAGAGACGGTCATTTCCCTCACAACGGAAGCAGAGACTTCGTTCTGAAGTCCTTTCTTGATTGTAAGGAAGATATCCGAAACTGAGGAGAGGGCTACATTCATGGAGATACCTTCGGAGTCTTCATCTCTGAAGACATGGACTTCCCGAGCTCCTTCAACCCGCTGTGGCCGCTTCTCTTGGCTGCACGAGCAAGCATCTTGGAACCGTGAGCCGCTCCAACACCAGCAAGAGCGCCTCCACCAACATCTGCAGCAAAGGTCCCAACACCCTTGTTTGGGTCATTGTTCGTGACGTATTTGGCTGCGCCAAGACCTGCCCCAACAAGAGCCCTGTGGCTGGCCTTGGAATCAACAACAGCCTTGCCGACACTTCCAATAGCCTTCCCAGCATCAGCCCACGAGGCCATCTTCTGGAGTGCATTGGATAGAGTCTCGTAGGTCCGTTGCTGAGACCGAGCAAGCTCAACACCAAAGTCATGTGCAAACTTCTCAAGGTCTGACTTCATAGAGGCTCCTTTGATCTTTCCTGCGATTGCTTTGCCAAATGCGGCTCCAGCAGGAATTGATGCGAGCGCCGCTGCTCCTGGGTGCTTCGCATTCAGGTCAGCAATCTCATCTCTTGCATTTGAGATGATTCGAGCCATACCTTTCGCGAAACCTTCCCCATCCTTCGCTTTCAGTCTTGGCTTCTTCTTTCCCTGGTCCAGAGAACGACCATCCTTACCAGGGCGACTGACCAGATAAGTACCGAGAGCAGCAAGACCACCACCTCCCACCATACCAATGAGGTCGTGGGGATTGTTCTTTGCGTAGTCGATAGCACTTCGGATTCCATCCGAGGCCACTTCCTTGAGTCCGGCTCTCTTGAAAATCACGGGAACCCCTTAGGTGTAAAAGAGAACCCACTTACCGCTCGATGCATCAAACACAATTTGAATGATGGTCGTGACGTTGTTGGGGACAGCGGCTGCAAAAGCGTTCAACTTCTGCATGCTGTCGAATGTTCGGCTCTTGAGGTTGACGGCCATTGGAATCTCCTTACCACTCTCCGTAGAAGTTGTTCACGAACCTGAACTCGGAGCTCAAGCCTCCACCCCAAGCACTTTCGATGTTGATTGCGACCTTCATCCGCATCTTCTTCTCTTCGAAGGAGTTACGGAAGAGTTGAATCCAAGACTGCAGATAAGGGGTCTTATCACTGACACCTACCTGAAGGCCACCATCTGAGAAAGAAAGCTGGTTTCGTGTTTGAAGAAGGCCGATGGACTCAAGGAGACTCAGCACCGTACCTCGAACAAGCAGGCTCTTCGATGGGAAGGTTCGAAGAGTGTTCCCGGAGAATGGAGGCGTCGAATTGTAATCATCGAGCGCGTCAAAGATTGCCCATACAATCTGACGATTCGTCGACTCTTCTCCAGCGATGAGTCTGTTGAGCTCTGGGTAGTCACGCATGAACGCACGAACCTGCGCGACAAACGCGTTCAGCTCAAGTTCAGCACTTGGAATACCATCCCCAGTAGGACCAGCTGCAGAGGACCCGCCAGTAGATGTAACGATGTTGTTCACAACACCAGAAGAGATTGGAACACTCTTCAAGTTGTCTTGGACTGATTCCGGGAATGCGCCAACAGGAGACGTGGAGAGGAAAGTCACTCCGACATCTGCGTCTGCTTGAACTGGAGTCAGAGAGAACAGGTACGACCTAGCGGCTACGATTGGTGGTGCGGTCAAGACCGAGGTCATTGACCTGTAGTTACCTGCCGCAATCGTCGGAGGAGCACCAGTCCAGAGAGCGCCCGTCCCATCCTCAAGGTACCAGACAGAAAATGGAAGACTGGGGATTCCAATTCCGCCAGCAATACGAGCTGGATTCGCACCAGTTCCGTTATTGATGAGATAGCAGATTCCCTGCTGCTCGTGCTGAGACGTTGGCTCGAAACCATATAGCCCCCCACCAAGTTCAATGATGGTCGGGGCTGGAGTGACTACTGCTCCGTTCCTAAGACAGAAATCGACAAAAGTAGGAGTCGCTCCGAGAAGAGGAGCTCCTGAGTTATCGTAAAGAGCCCAAGTAATCGGAGTGGCCATTGCCTTTTCCTCACCTGGAGATGTGACTTCCGTACGGCGTGTTCAAGACTTGAGGAGATGCTGCATTCAAAGTAGCGAGTGTCTGTGATGTTCCATCAAGAGACAGCTCGGTGCCTACTCCAGTGAATACGGGAGCCCCGGTAAGACGAGCTCGTCCACCACGAGTAACGCTGACTCCCAGAGTGCCTGTTGTGTGGGAAACAACTCCGGTTGTTACGAAGTAGCTCGGACCCTCAACCAAGATGCCGGTTGCACAATTCTGAATTGTGACGATGGGTGAAGAGAACTCATTTGAGACGCCGTTAGTAGCAATTGTGTACGATTCGAGCCAGACTCCAACTCCAGTAGTACTGCCACTTGGACAGATGAGAACGAACCCAGTCGAGGAACCAGACACGCCCGCAAGAATAGAGCCCCCAGTAGAACGAAAAGCGGAGGTCGTGGTCTGGCCAGTTTCGATTACTTGATTCGTTGCTTGGGAAATTGAAATCACTGCATTGTTTGAAACTCTCCAAGCAACTCCAGAAGGAGATCTCCAATAAGTAGGACCCTGAAGAGACCTGATAGCTCCACCACTCCAGGAGAACGCTCCGGTCCCACCAGTTGCGGGGCCAGTTACGAACGTCCTCGCAAAACTGAGAGCGGTAACGCTTGCACCACCTGATGAGTTTACGAGGCCTGTAATGGAACACTCAATACACTCAAATCGAGGTCCCGAGATATCGCTAAGCCTAATAGAGTTGTTTGAAGCGCCATTCTGCTGGATAGCTACTTGAGAGAACCCAAATCGACCAATCGTCGAAGAACCGGACGTCGCCGTGTTTCGACCTCTAACGTTTCGAACGGACACAACGGCCTGGTCGACTGATGAAAACGTTTGGTCTCCAGTAAACGTGACTGCAGGTTGGACAATCTCATACCCATCAGTAATTGCGACAGTGCCGGATACAGGACTCGCAAGAGTCAGTGCCGTAGCAGTGTTGCTGATGATGACTCCAATGTTGTTGGCCGCACTTCCTGATGTCATTCGAACATGACGACCCCTAAACTCATTCACAGTCCAAGTCTGGGTGGAGTCGGTGAAGAGAGGCAAAGGAGCAACATTTGAAACTGCAGTCAAAGTTCCAGAGGCAGTCCCAGTCGATGGCGTGACTCTCGACAGAGAGCCCTGCACGAGCAAGAAGCCACTCAAGATGTTGAAGTTCTCAAGAATGGAAGCTTCTGCAGGGTATACGCCCGGTGCTGCGTTGATTGTGACGAGGTGTCGAATGGTTCTTGGAACCATCGCAAGAGCACCATTCAAAGTCTGACAAGGGGAGGCATCTGCACAGTCCCTTCCATTCACTCCCGCATCTGGATCGATGAAGAGAGTTAGGTCAGAAGTAGTCTCTGCAGTGCGAACGCTCTGAACAAGGTAAGGCGAACCCCCATCAGAGAAACCGGTCAAGATGACGGTTCCCTCGAAGGTTGTCCCTGTTCGAAGTGTTGCAATGATACCACCATCAACAAATGTCTTCAGACCTCCAAGAGTCTGAGAACCTGTATTGACGAGACCTCTTCGAGACTCCGAAGCATCAGGCGGAGGAGAAGGAGTTGGATTGCCAGCAAGAGCGGCAAACCCAATGACCAAAAGAATCGAACTGGCAATTCCAACTCTCTTCATGACTGAGTCCTCACTTCTTCTTTTTGAACGAGTTGTCCAACTTCTCTTGGGGAGCCGGTTCCTCAATCAGAAGGGGTACCTCGATCGGGGCGGCCTTTGGGGTCTCGACAGGTCGAACTGGGTCTGGCTTTGGTTCCGGCTTTGACCAGCCCTTTGGAAGAGAACCGAAAGAGAGGACACCGGCTTTTTGCAGAGCCAAATCTCGATTCGGAATGAAGTCGATCGCAACCTCTTCGGAACCGTACGGAGCAATAGACCTCCCTCCGTACACGAGCGTTTGGTCTGTGAGATTGAATACTCTCACTTGTTCTTTCCTTTCTTCGACTTCGGAGCGTCGACAACTTCCTCAGGAGCAACCTCTGCAACGACTTTCTTGGCTGCTTCTGGAGCAGGTGCTACTTCCTGAGCAACTTCCTCCACCTTGATTGGCTCCGGGGCTGGAGGCTCAGCAGGCGGGTTCTCCGGAGGTGGGGGAGGTGGAGGGTCCTGGAGTGGAACTGACGGCTGAACAGCTTCTTGTACTCCGTGTTTCTTGATGACGATGGCACCAGCTTTTTCAAGGCGGGTGAGATGCGTCTTGTTCAATTCGAACTGTGTCTCCGTGAGAACGATTGGAGGATACCCACGTCGAAAGACCTTTCCGAGGACAACCGGCTCTTCTGCAAACAAAGAAGATGTCCGTTGGGCGGTATTCAACGACTGACCAGACTTCAATCCGCGATGGATTTCGTAGTGCATTTCTGTTCCTTGAAAAGACAAATGGAGGAGGAGAAAATCTCCTCCTCCAAGAGTCTACACAGATTCAACCAGAATTAGAACTGGTCGACCGCTGGGACCGTGAGACCGTCATCAGCACGGTTGTTCACAGTGAACAGGCTCGACTCATCCTTCGGGAGAAGGTTGGCGAAGCCCGAGTCAGTTGCACCAGGGGTCACGGAACCACCGAAGAGCTCCAGCTTGACGATGGAGGCGATGTTTCCGATACCGATGGCGATGTCTTCCCACGACTGCCAGGTGATCAAGTTCGCGATCTTGTCGATGTAGAACTTGGTCTGGTTCAGGACGTAGAAGCGGCCCATGAACTCAGGAGCGGTGAAGCAGTAGACGTTACCTTCGCGGAGGAGGTCCGTCTTGATGGTGCGGATGATCTTCAGACCGACAACCGTGTTGGCCTTCCAACCTTCAGTGGCCGTCTCACCAGCGATGGTCATACCCACGTCCTGGATGGTCCAGTTCGTGAGATCATCGTAGTCTGGCTCGGTCATGACCATCTGGTTTGCACGCAGACGGCGACGGTGCAGGAGCTTCTTGAGCTTCACGAAGTCCGGCTTGAGGATTGGGTAGATGGTGAAATCGTTGGCACCAGCGGACAGCGTGCCTTCGCCCTTCACAACCGACGCACCGACAACCGAGCTGGCGTTGACGTTGGTCACGTTGAAAGCAGTGGCCACGTTGCCGTTGGCGTCGAGCTGGTAGGCCTGGACAGCAGCCTCGATGAAGACGAGGAACTGACGGTCCTCGATCTCCTGGATGTCCTTCACCGAGTTCTCTTCGATGATCTTGGTGATGGGCATCTCGTAGGCGAGCAGTTCCTGCTCCGTCTTCTCGAACTTCTCCGACCCGATCGTGAAGAACGGGATCTCAAAACGAGGAGCACGGATGAAGCGGGCAGTTGGCTGACCACGGAAGGTGAGAGCAACGGCCTTCGAGTTGGGCTCGATGTCGATGATCTTGACCAGGGTGTCGTGGTTCACTGAACGCTGGCACTCCGTCCTCTGGACAGGCTGAGGGGGGAGAATCTTGCGTGCAAACGAGACTTCACGCAGACGGTCTCGGATGTACGTTCCACCGAACTCGGCAATCTTCTCCTTGCCTTCGGTGGTTGCGACCTTCTCGAAGAAAAGGTCATTCAGGACTTTGGCTGGGACGGCACTCATGTGTTTTTCTCCGTTCAATTCAGTTAGTGGATTAGACCTTGACGTTGGCCATGTGGACGAAGCGAACCTTGCTTCCCGTAATCTTCGACACGTAGCCAACAATGATGCGGTTTGCAGTCGCACCAGTGAGAGCAAGACCACGGCGCACGATGCCGCCAATGGTGATGTCTTGAACGGTAAGGGCCGAACCAATAACGAGCGAGGTCGTGTTCACGATCTGAGTTTCGGCCTCATACGTGCCGAACATCAGGACGTTCACCTTCTTGATTGCCTGAACATCGTAGCGACCCTTCTCAGTGTGAACAGGGAAGACGTTGTACTGAGTTGCTTCGTCTGCCGTTCCTGAGTTGTTATCACCACCACGAGCAAGCTGGTAGGACGAGTTGAGCTCAAGCCACTCACCTTCAACGAGTGGACGAACCGTGAGAGGAGCAAGCATCGTCTCGTCCGCAACTGGGAAATCGCGGCGGTGAAGAGTCTGGAGCTCCGTGATGAGTTCAAACAGTGGTGCGGGCATTTTGTTGTTTCTCCGTTAGGGTGTGTTTGTTGGTCTTGAGAGCGTTAGTCGATTCCAGCGAGGGAGGCTGCGAAGACATCTTCTGCAGCACTTCCAGAACCTTCAACAACAACTGAACCAGAGTCCGCGATTGAAGCGAGCTTGGTCTGAGGGGCGGACATGCCGATTGCTTCCTCAACTGCATCAAGGTTGTCCTTGCGCATGAGCGAAGCAACCTTCTCTTCGTAGGAGAGTTCGGGGTTCAGACTCTTCTCTTCCATCTGAGAAGCAATCTTCTCCACGCGCTCCCTGTGTTCGAAGGCTGCCACCTTCTCCTTCAGTTGCTGGTTCTCTTCTGCAAGAGAACGGAGCGAACCGGCAGCCAGCTTCATCATTTGACCGACTTGAACGTTGCTGAGCTTATCCATGATTGTTGGCTCCTTTCCTCTTACATCATGCCCATTGGCTTCGGAGGCGTCATTCCAGCACCCATTGCCGGAGCGCCGCCCATGCTCTTCTTCTCCAACTTCTTCTTCTCAAGCGCCTTCTTCAGTTGCTCATGACGAGGATCCTTTTCATCCTCGGCAATCTTCTGAAGGAGTGCCTTTGCCGCTGCGATCTTCACGCCACCCTTGGAGGCGTTACGCAGATTCTCATGAACCTTCGAGTCGTTTGCCTTTGAGTACGCAGGCTCAGTCAGGACCTCAGAAAGCATCTTCTTCTGTGGGCCCTTTCCATCAACCTTCTTCATGTTGATAGCAGCCTTGCTCGACTCAAGAGGAGAGCGAACGTTGTTTCCGCCCTTTGAGTCAGAGGGAGGAGCAGTCTTCACCTTATCGTCGGTGAGGACCTCACCACCACCCTTGGCCTCGGCCATCTTGCCGAGAATGAATTCAAGAGCGGCAGACTTCTTCTCCTTCTTCTCGTCTCCCTCTTCCTTCTTCTCTTCCTTCTTAGGCTCTTCCTTCTTGTCTTCGTCCTTCTTCTTTAGAGCCTGAATCTTTGCCATCACACCTTCAGCGGCTGTCTTGAGGACGCCCTTCTTTGGATAGGCGGCCCCACCTGGTGCCTTGGCGTGGTCGTTCTGGACTTGAGTAGACGCACCAACCTCAGCCTTCTGCTCTGGGGTGTGCATTGGCACATTGTGGGCCTTCGACTTGTCGTGCTTGTAGGGCTGCGTTCCTGACACTGGCTTCATCGTCGCCAATGTCTCGCCACCCTGCTTCTTCTCAGTCCCAAGGTAGGTAGCGTCGGAGGCAATCTTCTCTCCGACTTCCTCAAGAGCGGAAGCAAGCTTCTCGACATCATCGAAGTCGGCAGACGACTTCTTCTCCTTGTCGTCCTCCTTCTTGTCTTCCTTCTTCTTCATGAAAGGAAGTGCCTTCTTCTCGTCCTTCTTCTCTTCACCCTCTGACGCGAGCTTGACCTGAGCGCCAGAAATCACGCTCGAAATCATTTCGTGCAGAGAGACTTGACCTGCAAGCTTTGAGTGCATCATGGTCTCCTACAAATCTCCCCTCGGGAATGCGACAGGGGGTGGTTGAATTACTTTCGAACTCTCAGCGAGGTCCGTCGAGGTTGCCGGTTGGGTCGGATCCTTGTGGACTTTGCTGTAATTTGGTTGTTTTGTCGACAGTGCCGTTCCCTTGCGAGAAACTACTTTCGTCACTTCCCCAACAGTCGCTGGCTTGATTGCAGCCATTCCAATCTTTTGGAGTTCGTCTGAGAACCCCGCCAACATCTCCAAACTGAGCTTGGGAATGTTGGAGGAATTCACAGACTCTCCTGACAGCAACGTGAGGGAGAGTTTCCCCTCCCTCACGTAGAGTAATTACTCGGCTTCTGCTTCCTCAGACTCTTCGGACTCGAACTCGTAGCCCTCAGCCTGGAGGAGCTCCATTGCGCGAGCTTCAACAGCGGCAGCCAGGACGTCGGCAGGATTTGAGGCAGTCTTCTCCTCAACTTCCTCATTCAGATCGATGCCATTCTCTGCGAGAATCTCGATGGCACGCTGAGCTGCAAGAGTGTCGAGAGCAGAGGACTCCTTGCTCTTACGACCAGCAGCAAAACCAGCACCAGCGAGTCCGAGAGCAGCCAGACCCTTTGCCTTACCTGGGTGCTTGGACGCGAAGTTGGAGACCTTTCCAGCCGTGATGGCCCCAACAGCCTTCGCACGGTTTGCACCTTCAGAGAGGCCCTTCTTTGCCTGGTTCGCCACATGCTTCGTACGGCGAACAAGCTTCTGTGCTCCGCTGTCCGGATTCATCTTCTCGGCCTTGCGCATCTCCTTCTTCGTAGGAGACGCAGCCTGCTTCTCGATGTTCTTGAGCTCCTGAACATACGAGTGAGCCATCACGCGGCCAAGGTAGTCAGCCTCTGCGAGCTTCTCAGACGCCTGCTTCTCCTCGGTCTCTTCTGCAGCTTCCTCAGTGGCAGCCTCTTGCTCCTGGTCCTTCTCCTGAGAGAGGACTTCCTGAGCGAGGGCTTCGATCTGGTCTTCCGACATGCCGTCGAGGTTGAGCGACTCATCACCAGCAAGCTTCTCAGCAAGCTGGGCAGCGGCAACCTTCTCCGTGTCCTGAGTCTGCTCTTCCGAGTTCGTTCCGTAGATTTCTGCGAGACGTGGATCCATTTGTTTTCTTCTCCGTTGGTATTGCGATTTTGGGTTGGCCGTCTTTGAGGCTTCTGCCTCTAGGCTGTGAAATCAGACATTCAATTGTCTGCACCGTTTACTTCGTTGAGGTTACTCTCAGTGTATGCGCCCTGCAAGTACGTCACTGAATCGGGAGGAAGGATTGAAGCGGAAGTAGCTGTCTTGTCAAACAGACTCGACAAGCTCACTCCGTAAACCTGCTCTCTCAATTTTGGGTCGCTCTGAACCACTGCCTCAACCTTTGAAATCTTCGTCATGATGTTTTGCCTATAACCGTTATAGGCAGCACTGACTTT